GATAGCAAAGAATAAATCTGAACCTATAGTATTAGGAGAACAATTAAGAGTATTATTAGAACAAGTGATAAACATATTAAGTAATGCCCATGCTTTAGTTCAAGGTGTTCCATTACCATTGGTAGATAAAACAGGAGCTCCTCTGAGTGTGGCATCAGGACCATTAGTTAATTCAGTACAAAGTTTAACAGAAATAATACAATCATTAGAACAAAGACAACAAAATGATGATGGGGTATATCAAGATGGGGTAACACCATTTTTAAGCAAACATCATTTCATAGAACAGAATAGGGGTTAACAATGAAGGTTAATATATTTAAGAAATTAATAAGAGAAATTATAAGAGAAGAATTAGATTATAAATTAATTGCACTTGAAAAAAAATTAGATGAAGTGTTAGTTAGCTCTAGATCTAATAGTATAGTTGAAGATACGGCGCCACAGCCTACCGCAACTCCCTCTCCAAAAGTGCCAGCACAGGCAACCGTAAAATCTAATCCGACAACTCCGTTGACAAAAGATTCAATTCTCAATGATATTCTAAATGAAACTGCTAATAGTGGTGAATGGCAAAACATTGAAAAGGAAGCAGAAGTTAAATCTGTTAGGGATAATACTCAAGGATTACCAGAACATTTATCAGAAGCATTCACGAAAGATTATTCTGGTGTAATGAAAAGAGTAGATGAAAAGGCAAAGTTTAATCGTGGGACTTAAAACAGACATATATAACGCATTTAAAGATAGTGTCGGTGGTGATTCTGATAATATAGATACACTAGCTCAAGCTTTAGAAGATGCTATGGTTAAATTTATGAAAGCACAAGAACTGAAAATTACCGAGTTGGAAGCTCCATATAATATATTACCTGGTCAGATTAATGTGGTCGGTGCTAGTGGACCAAGTGCTAATACAACACCTGTAAAAGGTATAGTTCAGGTAAGTGAAACATCTAATAAGGTGATGGATGGTAAAGTACCAGCAGGTGTAAATAAATCTAAAGTGGTAGCTAAAAAAATTAAGGGATTAGGTTAATGGCAATACTAGATAGAAGGAAAGATAGATTTGTAGAAGACCAAGATAAAAGAGTCTCTGTGGGAATAGAGTTTCCTTTTGGAAGAGTTAGTGGCGGAGATGGGTATTTTAAATCTACAAAGACTACTATCGATTCGATAAAAAATAACATCAAGCTTCTTTTACAAACTCATAGGGGTGAAAGAGTATTTCAACCAAACTTAGGTATGGATTTAAGGTCACTTATATTTGAGCCATTAACTGAAGATATTACAATACAAATAGAAAACAATATAGTAGATGTATTTAGTAGATGGTTACCTTTTGTAGATTTAAGAAACATTAATGTTAATCGTAGAGATGATTTAAATCAAGTGAATATTAATATAGATTTTAACATAAGAAGGGCACCAAATAGTTTAGAAAGTGTTCAAGTTACATTTGATGGTGTAGGTGCTGGGAGCAGTACTAGTAATGGAGCATACTAATGGCATATAAAGAAAAACAAAAATTAAAACCAACTAATGTACAATATACAAGTAAAGATTTTAGTACGATAAAAAAAGATTTAATCGAATATACTAAATCTTATTTTCCCGATACATATAAAGATTTCAATGAAACATCACCTGGTATGATGTTAATAGAATTATCAAGTTATGTCGGTGATGTACTTTCATATTATATTGATTATAACTACAAAGAGAATCTGTTGGCAACAGCAACAGAGAAAAGAAACATTCGTAGACTATCCGAATTTCTTGGATATAAAACTGCAAACAAAACACCATCTGTTGTTAAGTTAAAAGTAGAGACTTCTATAAGTGCTGATGGGACAACTGGTCAACCAGTATATGGAGAAGCTCCATCTTCAATAGATAGTGGATTACAGATTGCTTCAAATGTAGATTCTGAGATAGTTTTTGAAACAACCGATGAAATAGATTTCACATCGAGTGGTTCAGGAGATCCTATTGTAAGTGCTCCAATACTTGATAGTAACGGAGAAGCTAGTTCTTATACCTTAACACGAAATGTAAGGGCTATATCTGGTAAAATAAAAACAAAAACATTTAATATTACATCTCCTACTAAATTTTTAGAATTGGATTTAGGCGAAGATGATGTGATTGAAATAACAAGTTGTGTGGACGGAGCTGGACAAAAATGGTATGAAGTAGATTACTTAGCACAAGACAAGATACTAAAACAAACTCATTATACAGACGACCCGACAAGAACAAGTGCTTATGATCAAGGTGATGCTAGTGGTACTACATCATCAATACCTATTCCATATGTTGCTGAATATATCAAGTCTACTAAAAAATTTACAACTAGATTTGATGAAGATAGTCAAACATACAAAACTCAATTTGGTAATGGGTTATTTAGATTTAGTAATTCAGGTTCAAATGTAGATCCAGTTGAACAAGCTGGTGTAACAATCAATGGAACTAACCTTGCTGATGTACCAAGTGCTATAGGAGTGGTTACAGGTAATAATCCAAACTTAGGTGAAACTCCATCAAACACCACATTGACTTTTACATATAGAGTAGGTGGTGGTTCTGAATCAAATATTCAAGCTGGTGAATTGACAACTATAAATAATCCTCCGGCTGGCGTAACTATAACTGTAACTAATGAAGAGGCGAGTTCTGGTGGAACAGATGGACAAACTGTTGAGGAAATAAGAAATAACGCTAGTTCGTTTTTTGCTTCTCAAATGAGATGTGTAACTAAAGAAGATTATCAGTCAAGAATATTATCTCTTCCACAAAAGTTTGGTAGTATTGCTAAATGTATTGTAGAAAGACTAGATGGTGGTGCTCTTTTAGTTCACACTCTTTCTTATAATCAAAACAAACAACTTGTACAAACACCAGAGTTAGTATTACAGAATATAGGAACTTACATAAATCAATATAGAATGATAAATGACCAAGTTGGATTTGGATTTACTATTCCTGATAACAACGGAACAACATTTTCTGGTTACGTAATTAACTTTGGAGTTCGTTTTGTTGTTAATTATGATAGAAGGTCAAATCCTACCGAAGTTAAATTAAATGTAATTCAAGTAATTAAAGATTTCTTTAAAATAGAAAAGATGCAGTTTGGACAAGCAATTAATATGAACGATTTACAATATAATATTTTAGGGTTAGAGGGTGTCATTGGTATCAAAGAACTAAAAGTATTTCAAGATGGAAATAATGAATATGCTAGTGGTAGAAAGTTATACTACTATAAGGGGGATGGTGAAGTTATTGGAACTGATAGTAACTATGGTTTTAAGTATAATTTTGATAATGCTTTACGAGATGGTATATATAGACCATCACTTTCTTCTTCTGTATTTGAATTACGAAATCCAAACCAAGACATTTATGGGAAGGTAATATAATGCACAAATATTTTTTTACAATCAAAGATACCTTTATCAATAGTGGTTCAAATCAAACTACAGGCGAAGACTTTAAAGATAAGAATACTGGACAAGATGAGATTCTTGAATTAAAAAAAGTATTCTTTGATAGAACATTTTCTCATCCAACTCGTGTATTACTTCAATTCGATACTAATGAAATAGAGAGTTATATTAGTTCATCTGTATTACCTCATGACTATAAACTTAATTTACGATTATATGAAACAGAAGGTACAAGTGGATTAACTGAAGAATATAAAGTAGCTGCTTACCCTTTAAGTCAAGAATGGGATGAAGGTGTTGGTAAAGAAATAGATGTACCACATACAACGGATGGATGTAGTTGGTTATATAGAAAAAACAGAGAAGGTGCTTCTGAAATAACATGGACAACACCTGGTGGAACTTATATTGCTGGAGATGAAGTAAGTCAATCCTTTTCGTCAGAGTCGCCTGATATTAACATGGATATAACTTCTCTTGCTAATAAATGGTTTGGTGGTGTAAATTCTAACTATGGTATGTTAATAAGATTTTCTGGTAGTAGAGAACAATCTACTGGTAGTTTTGAAGATATTAAATTTTTCTCAAGACAAACCAATACAATATATTCTCCTAAAATAGAATTAAAATGGGATGACCATTTACCAGCAACGGGTTCTAACACAGGTAGTTTAACCACATTAGATGTTTCTGGTAATAGTGAGAACTACCTATACCCTATACACTTACGAGAAGCGTATAAGGAAAACGAAACCATAAAATTTAGATTTGGTGCTCGTAAAAGATATATACAAAAATCATTTACAACATCGGTTCAAACTGTTAGTGGTAGTTTTATACCACATGGTAAGGGTGTTTATTCTATTATTGATATGGCGACAAACGAGTCAGTTGTTCCATTTAGTGCTTACACGACAATGAGTTGTGATACTACTTCTAACTATTTCAAACAAGACTTAAATGCCTTTGAACCAAATCGTGCTTATAAAATATTAATAAAAGTTAACCACGATGATGGTCAAGAAATAATCTACGACAACGACTTTGAATTTATATTAAGGACTTAATCATGGCTTACGGAAACACTAGTCAAGGAGAAGCTGGAGGAGCAGAGTCTACTGTTGTAAATCGTATTGTAGAAATAAACTTACAAGCAACAACAGACGATAGGTTTTTCTTCCAATCTAATCCAGAAGAGCAATATGTTGGAGCTTATCATCGTCACGAAGATGGAACTCTAATGATTGGTGCTGGGGTTCTTGGTATTGGTCATGAATTAAAACCAGATGAAATTATCTTTAAGAAAATTGGAGATGAGGATATA